TCTAAATTAAATTATATATATAATGTCAAATAATTATGTACTTGTAAATCCTTATATTCAAGGTGAATTTAAGAATATAATTAAATCTAAAAATTCAATTGAAGCAGGTAGAGAATTTTATAAATCATTGTCTGAACATTTTAATAATGCAGTACCAAAATTTTATTTTACAATTCAAAAAGGTGGATCTGGTAAAGGTAAATATTATCATTTTAAAGTTAAAGAATTACGTAAAAAAAATGATGTTTCATTTAGTTTAGAACCATATGATATTTTAGGTGATGTTAATATTGATGCATTTGCAAATAGATTATCAACATTCAAAGATAAAATTGCACAAAGTGGTGGAAAAAAAAAAAGCAAAAAACATAAAAAATCAAAACATAAATCTGATAAATCAGAATCTGATTCTGATTTTGATTCTGATTCCGATTCCGATTCTGATTCATTGTTTGATTCATCAGATGATTATAAAAGAGTTAATTCATTAATTTCAACTATTGATCAACCAATTTATTATTGGTGGTATGATCCATCTATTTATAGATTAAATACTTATTATATTCCTACATTTTATGCATATGTTACACCTGTTATTGAAATTGTCATGAATTATTGAAATTATTTTATTTTTACAAAAATATTAAATATTAAATATTAAGTTTTTATATATATATATATATATATAATGATAAAAGATGTATTAACAATTAAAGATTTATTAATTATAATTATGTTTTTTGCAATTATTTATTTATTTTATGAAATTAATAATTTAAAAAAAGAAAAAATTGAAAATTTTGATGCAGTTTCTGATGCAAATAATGAAGCTATAACAAATGCTGTTAAACAAATATATGCAGTTGATATAGAAGCAATAAGATCATTATCTAACTTTGCAAATGAAATTAATAAAGGTGGTAAAACAATTCCGGGTAATTTAGGTGTTTCTGGTTCACTAAATATAGGTACTACAAAAATAGAAGATGGAATAATTAGAGCACCAAGTAGATATCATATTAATACTGGTGAATTATTATATTTGTTGCCACAAGATGGTGTAATTATTGGAAAAGAATGGGGTGGTAATGGTAATTTACTTGTTGAAGGTGATTTAACTGTTGGATTGAATGATCCAAAAATATCAACATCAACATCAATAACATCTGAAGGAATTATTAATGCTAGAAAAGGAATCAATATGGATAGAAAAGATATAGATATTGGTGGTGGTAATGGTATATATCCTGGAAATGCAGATGGTGCAACATATGATAAAAATAATGTATTAATTAATAGTTGGTGGGGTGTTGGATTTAAAGATACATGTGTTACTAAACAAACTAATATTTGGTTTGATGTAAGAACTGGTATGATAAATTGTAAAGGAATTAATATAGTTGATGATAATTTTAAGGTTGTAACAACAATAAATAATAATAATGGAGGAAATATTAATTGTAAAGGAATAAATATAGTTGATGATAATTTTAAGGTTGTAACAACAATAAATAATAATAATGAAGGAAATATTAATTGTAGAGGAATAAATATAGTTGATGATAATTTTAAGGTTGTAACAACAATAAATAATAATAATGAAGGAAATATTAATTGTAGAGGAATTAACATTATTGATGATTCAGAATTAATTAATCCTTATTTAAAAATTGATAAAACTGGAAATATTATTTTAAAGAAAAAATTAAATAATCCAATTGGTTTATATTGGATTGAAAATAATATTGCAATATGTGGACTTTACAATAATGATAAATTTAGATTATTTTCAAATGATAAAGTAAATATTGATAATACTATATCACCATTATTAGATGCAAATGGTACTATATTTTGTAACCAAATACAAACAATAAATGCAGGAATTAAAAATTATTTAGATTTAGGATATAATTGGAGAGTTTATGAAGACACAACTAAATCTAATTTAAATTTTTCAAGAACTAATAATGGAAATAATAATCGTAAAAATAATTATAGTTTTGATGGAAATTCTAAAAAAATCAATATGTGTTACATAAAAAATAATACTAGTGTTGATGATTATAATGTAAAAAGTAATATGTTAGAAAATTGTAATAATTGATCAAACTAATACAAGTTTTATTATTACTAAATAATAAAGTATAATATTAAAAAATATTAAAAAATTTTATATAGTTATTATTAATGAGTAAAGATTTATTAATAATGATTTTATGTTTTGGAATGATTTATTTATTTTATGAAATAAATAATTTAAAAAAAGAAAAAATTGAAAATTTTGATGCAATATCTGATGCTACTAATATTGCCATAACAAATGCTGTTAAAGAAATATATTCAGTTGATATTGAATCAATAAGAGCATTATCTAATTTTGCAATTGAATTAAGTAAAGGTGGAAAAACAATTCCAGGTAATCTTGGTATTACAGGTAAATTTAATATGAATAGAACAGCTATTGATGAATACCAACTAAATGGAATAGGAAGATATCATATTTCTACTGGTGAATTATTATATTTGTTGCCAAAAGATGGTGTAATAATTGGTAAAGAATGGGGTGGTAATGGTAATTTAAGTGTTCAAGGTAATGCAAAGATTAATGGTGAATTATATGGAAATACTATCACAACTAATGATAAAATTAATTGTAATAATGGTGCAAATAATACATATATGAAACACGGAAAAATTGAATCAACAGAAACAATACATATGTTTAGTCCAAGTAATGTATATTTAGCACCTAAAGATAAAGTTGTTGTTGGTAAATTAGCTGGAGGATCTGGTAATTTACTTGTTGAAAGTGATTTAACAGTTGGAACTAATGATGACCCAAATAAAAAAGGTAATATAATAGCAAAAGGTATTATTTATGGTGAAAAAGGGATTGATATACTGGGTCCTGGAGGTGATGGTTGGGCAAAACAATATAATGGTATATATCCTGGAAATGATAATAATGCAACAAAAACTAATTATAATGTTGAAATAAGATCATGGGATGGTATTGGTATAAAAGACACATGTTTCAATAAAACAAATATATGGTTTGATGCAAGAACAGGTACAATAAATTGTAAAGTAATTAATATAGTTGATGATAATGGTAATATTAAAAAAACCATTAACAATTAATTTAAAATATTAATTAAAATTTATTTATATGTATTAAAATTATTTTTTATAATTATTATTAATGAATAAAGATTTATTAATAATAATTTTATGTTTAGCATTAATTTATGTTTTTTATGAAATAAATAATTTAAAAAAAAAAATATTTGTTGAAGGTTTTGATGCAACATCTGATGCAACTAATACTGCTATATCAAAAGCAGTCAAACAAATATATTTGGCAGATGTTGAAGCTATACGATTATTATCAAATTTTGCCATTCAATTAAGTCAAGGTGGTACAACTGTTCCTGGTAATGTTAATATTAGTGGAAATCTTGGTATTGGTCAAATATTATCATCACCAGGAAGATTACACATTACAAATAGTGAATTATTATATGTGTTGCCAAAAGATGGTGTAATAATTGGTAAAGATTGGGGTGGTAATGGTAGATTACTAGTTCAAGGAAATATAGATGGATGGAGTGATTTAAGTGTTGGAGGTATTATTAATGGTAATAATGATTTAAATGTTGAAGGTAGTATTAATGGAAAAAAAGGTTTGAATATAAGTGATGATATCAATGGTAAAAAAAATTTAATTATTAATGGTCAAATAAATTGTGGTTCAAAAGGATTAATTATTGCAGATGATCATCACGGACTTAGTTTAGGTTTTGATTCTGCGGGAAATGGTATTGATGGTGCTAGAAAAGATGGAAATAATTTAGAAATAAAAAGTTGGTGGGGTATTGGATTTAAAGATATGTGTTTTAATAAAACAAATATATGGTTTGATACAAGATCAGGTATGATAAATTGTCAAGGAATTAATATTGTTGATGGAAATGGAAATGTTAAAAAAACCATTAACAATTAATTTAAAACATTAATGTTTATTTCTTTTATATTTAAAAATATTTTTATAATTATATATAATGTTTGAAAATTTATTAATAATATTAAACGTAATAATGTTTTTAACAATTATTTATTTATTTTATGAAATAAATAATTTAAAAAAAAAAATATTTGTTGAAGGTTTTGATGCAACATCTGATGCAACTAATACTGCTATATCAAAAGCAGTCAAACAAATATATTTGGCAGATGTTGAAGC